TTTATTTAAAATTTCAAAATGAAATATAATAACTATTATGAAAATAATTAAGCTTTTGCAGGAAAGCATTGACGCTTACCTTTCTGATGGTGGCCAAGCACGCGCCTCCAATGGTTTTGAACTACTTGCGAACGGTAGAAAGCCGACCCCTAGAAGTCCTTTGTTCAGAGATCGTGAAGTTGGTGATATCTTCACTGAGTGGACTGGATTTCTATCCCAAGTAGGTCAGTCTGACCCGGTTCTCCAGCCGTTAGTAGAGTACGATCTATCGAGAATTACCAAAGTGGGGCCTCAAGGAGGTTATCGAGCATTCTCAGAACGTGAAGACGACTTTGCTGCGTACTATACGTCGCCGGATGAGAGTATAGACACCGGAGTTATTTCAGAGAATACGATCTCAAAATGCCAAGAAATCTGTTTTGGCAACATCCGTGGACGCCGCCCGCTTACAGTTGAGTCAGTTGTCAAAGCGGACAAATATGACGACAAGCTTCTAACCAATTCAGGGTGCACGGAATATACCAGACGCGATGACCCTAGTACCATCGCCAAGGCAACCAAAGAAGCAAAAAGTGGAGGTTGGAAAAATCTACCCTTCATTCTGGGCTCTCGAGCTCAGAGAGGTGCAGAGCGGTTCATCTTTATGGCTGCATTCGCTCTAAACTTAATTGAGAAGACATATCTCTATCCTATAATGGAAGCCATTAGGCAAGAAGCCCATCCGTTCTTCTCAGCCTGGGAAGGTTTCGACCAAGTCGAGCTAGGTCTCGCTGAAATGAAATTTTTCTCAGAGGATAATGTCTACATTACTCAAGACTATGAGAAAATGGATAAACATGTCAATACAACTCAAATGTTGATCGGACACAAAGTTACATCATCTATGTTTCAAGATAAATTTGTACAACTGTGGAAAGAAATACTTGACTATGTTTTGATCGCACCGGTCCTAATCCAATTGGACAAACTGGTCACTGGACTGCACGGAATGCCCTCAGGTGCGGGAGTTACCAATCTCATAGAAACCATCATTAGTCTATATATCTACATTCGATACGGTGAGGTTGTTACTACAACAGCAGGAATGGCTTTGGGAGATGATATGATATTCGCAGTGAAACGCGAAACAAATAGTGATGACGAGATACTAGATGTAATGACTACGATATCTAAAGAAGTAGGTCAGGTATTAAACCCTGAAAAGCAGAGGATTGACGGTCACACGATTGTATTTCTCCAACGATTCTTTGATGATAGAATACCCAACAGTGGAATTGTTAGAGGAATGTATCCCAGTATTTTAGCGCTTAATACTGCGATGCACCCAGAGCGTTTTCACGACGCTCGAAAATGGAGTAAAGAGATGGAAATACTTCGATGGATTATGATTCTAGAGAACTGTAAGAACCTACCTTACTATCACGAATTAATCCAGTTCTTTATGAAGGGTGATAAGTACAAGTTAGGTACTATAATCCCAGGATTCTTCAAAGAGTTGCCATTAAAATATGAAGAATCCAAGGCTATTAAAGGCTTCGTGCCCTCTTACAACCAGGAGGGCTTAAATCGGGGTATCTATGACTTTGAAACAGTCAAGTACCTTCAGGCGATAGCGGACAGCTAAGTCCACTAGCCAGAGTCG